TTCGCATTGGCAATCGCCGTGCGGCGCTGGCCGACATTTTGCGTCAGCATGTTGTTGGCCGCGCTGGCGAAGTTGCGGCGTTCAGCCTCGCGCTGATCGGCGTAAGACTGGCGTGATAGGATTTCAGCGGCCGACGAGCCAAGGCCGGTGCCCATCCCGCGTGCCGCGAAGGCGGCGCGAGCAGACTGCTGGGCGGCGCGTTCGTCTTCAGCGGACAGCGAGCGGCCGAGGGCCAAGTCGCTTTCTGCTGAGTCGTAGAGGCTCCGCTCGATGCTTGTCGGGTCAGCGTCTTTTGTGCTGTAAAGCGACATGCTGCGGCGGATGGCGGCCATGGCATCAGCGGTCTGCTGGTTGCCTTCGGACATGCCGACCTGCTTACGCTCCATCCCGATGACGCGACCGCGACTATCCTTCTTCTCGACCATTTCAAAGATGGGCTGCGGTGTAGTCCCGAGGCGTCCGGCGATGCGGTCAACCGTGCCGAGGGCTTGCGTCTCCAAGGCCGGATAGTTTTCGATCTGCGCCTTATACTGCTCACGCACCATTGAGCGAGCGGCGGCCGCAGACGATTGCATGAGCGCGTTGTAATCCAACGGCTCCGCGTATTGAACTTGCGGGCGTGGTCCCGCGCTAGGTGCTGATCCTCCCATATTATTGTCCTCCTGTTTTCTTACTAAGTTTGTTCCAGTTAAAAGCTCTCACGCGCATCTCACCGCGTCGGCACCAAAGCACCCACGGTTGCGGGTGTGGCGCCACACGCATGAAGCGGCCAAAAGCGTCTGCGCCGTCAGACACAGCAGCCAGCTCAACGAACCAAGCGTTTGGGCTTTGGCTGTCATTGACGACTTCCTCCCGACCCGCATCCCAATGCACCTCGCGTGCGAGCATGAAGGCGTCCGGAGCCGAGTAGACCACACCGGCTGACAGGTGCCAGCCGAGGGCTTCCGTAAACGTCTCGGTCGCTATGTGTTCGTCGTGCCATTGTTTCGCGAGTTGCCAAGGGGTCATCGGAGAATCATCACGTTGACCTCCGCGACATCGTCCATTGCGCTCGAATTGGTTGCCCCAGTAAGAACGGATACGGCCGCCGTTGTTTTGTTTGAGGCGCCGCCATTGACTGTCCCCTTGACAACGCCGTGCCGAGCGGTGTTTGAATTATCAATACCGCACGTTGTTACAACAACAGTATAGCTTGCGTCAGGCATTGCCGTTGCGAAAGTGACAGTGTAATCTCCAACCGCATTGCGCAACACACTAGACACATTGCCGCTTTGGCGAATTTGGCGATTTGTGTTGGATGTCGAAACCGTTCCTGTTGTGTCTTTTGTTCCGTCAAAATTCACCCACGCGCGCACGCCGTATATGGGGGCATCACCTGTTTGCGCGCCGGACAACTTTGGAGCGGTCACGGCCGCATTGTTGATTTTTGCCGTTTCAACGCTGCTTGACGCCAAGACCTGCGGCGTAACAACGCTGCTTGGCAGGGTGAGCGTCTTTGTAGAAAAGTCTAGTGTGTTTGATAGTTGCGATGCCGCAATAGCTGCGGAAGCCGAAATGTCCGTGCTGACAATGCCGGAAACGGTGACAGTTGGCAGTCCGAGGGCGTTTAAGTTGTTTGGGTTTACCTCGTCGCCAGAGACAAAGTTGGCGGCGGGGTTTGTTACGTTGATTGTTGCCATAGTATTTAAGCTGCGTTGCGGGTTTCGGTAGAGGGCAGGCTCTTGGGCGATGCCTCGATGCTGGCCGAGCGGATCTCGGGTCGGCCGTTGCTGGTCTCGTAAATGACTTCGGCGGCATGCGCTTTGAAGCGAACCGGAGACTTCATGTTGTAGTCCTCGTCGCCGACATTGTTGTTGGTCAGCGTGCCGATTGTTTCTTCGGTGTCTGGATTGATCGTGCTGATCTTGGTGGTCAACGTGGAGCCGGACGGAATAACCACATCGGCGATTGTTCGCAGGAACCGCTTGCTGTGCATCTCGCCAAAGTCGAAGCGGCGGGTTTTGATGCGGCCGGTTGGAGCAATGGTCACGTCCACCTCGCTGTCTGTTGACTCGTCGCCCTCTTCCACCTCGTCCAGCAGCATGAGTTTGCCCGCTTGGTTGCTGACGAACATGCGGCGCTGTCCGTCGTAATCGCCAACCAGAAGGTTGCCAACGCCAAAGCCGTAGACATCCTTGCTCTCCCACTGCTCGCTCAGTTGGTTGTAAATGTAGACGACGTTGTTGTTGTCCGAGCCTGTCTTGGGCACGGCGATGTAGTAGCGGTTGTCGTGGTAAAGGCCGACTGCATCGTAAACCAGATCGGCGTTGAGAGTCTGGAACTGGTCGGCGATGGGATCAGACAGCGGGCGAGTGTTGCCGCGCAGCTTGAGGTCAAGCTGGGTGTCGAGGCGGTAGACACCGGCGTCGGAAAGGAAGTAGATAAACTGACCAGCCGTAGCGATAGACCGGCGGGCCGAGCAGCCGATCTCGTCGGTCAGCAGGGTCAGCTTGTTGATGCCTGTCTCAATGCTGTATGCCGTGCCTGTCGGATTTGGATATTGTTGAACCTCGGCAACCCAAATGCTTTTGCGGCAGAACACCAAGACGGCGCCTTCGACCCATGGATGCACAGCGACAACGAAGTCATTGCCACCAACGCCAACGCGGAAACTCTGCCAGTAAGGATCAAACGTATCTGGGTCGAGAATATCGGACAGCATGATGTTCTGCTTGCCGTCAGGAACCACCAGCCGGTTGTTGATGTAACTAGCCCAAGGTGCCGAGCGCAGTCTGCGGTAGGTGATGCCAACATTGGGAATCCCCTCGGCAGACAGCACAAAGCTGCTGCTCGTATCCTTGCAGTCCCAATACATCGGAGGCTTGACGCGGCGGACGGCTATGCCCGCCACCAGCGCTGACGCCGTTCCGCTGGGGACGGTAATCGTGAAGCGGTTGGCGTTGCTGCTCGGCGCCGCGCTGACGATGCGGTATTCATGGCCGTCGAATGCCGCCACAGTGCTTCCTTCAATGCGAACTGTGGCACCAGCAGGATAGCCGTGCGGGCCATTAAAGCAGACTGTTGCCGTTGTTCCTAAGACGGAGATTCCGGTGACGTCGCTGTCGGTGGAAGTGTATTTGGTTTCCCAGCCAGCTTGCGTCACGTCGGCCTCGCGGAACAAATACAAGCGGTCGTAGGCTTGCAGCATTGTCACTTTGTCGGTCGGCTCAATCGTTTCAGCCGGTGTAGGCGGGTAAGCCAGCTCGGTCGGCAAGGAGCCTGCGACTATCGCTTCGCCGGTTTCGGTCTCAAAGCTCTCCGTTGAATCAACCGCCAGCAACGTGCCCCAAGCTGCTGACGAAAAGCTGGTTCCTTTCGGCAAGTATGTGTAAGCGCGATCTGCACCGGCCAAAACAATGCATTCGACGCTCCCTGTCTCGTCCGGCGAGCGGACAGCACTTGAAGCAAACACTCCGCCGGTATAGGTGGACTGAATGATTTTATACGGCTCTGTGAGGAAGAACGGTATCGTCACCGGAGTTCCAGCGGGGCTGATGTTGTCAGCCAGCCGTTTGGCCCCCTTGCGCACCTTGGCCACGCCGCGATCCAGACGCATATTCTCCGATAGCTGCAAGATACCGGCGGGCAACGTCATTGGATTTGGCCGTGAGGCAAACCCTATGAATCCGTTGTCGCCGTTGCGCAGGACTGGAGACTCTAATGCCATTGTTTAGGCGGCCACGGCCTTGATGACGGCAAAGCGAATCACTGGCGCCTCGTTCTTGCCGGTGCTGGAGATATTGGTGATGTTGATTGACGCTGACCCAGTCGCAGCTTGTGCGTTTAGGCCGTAGGCTCCAGCCGTTCCACCCGAGACGTGGTTTAGAATGAGCACGTCTGTCGCAGCAATGGCACTATTGGTCAGCAGAAAGGTTTTCGTCGCACCGCTGGCGATGTTGTCGCTTCCGGCGAGCGTAATAGAGCCGCAGATTGCGTTAAGTGTAACCCCAGTGCTCTTGTCGGTTGCCTGCGTAACCGTCCCGCCAGCGCCGGTCGCATAGCCCACACCGGCCGTGGCCGAGCTGCTGGTGACCGCGCCGGTGCTGGCCAGCGATGTCGCCGTTGCCGCCCCTGCCGTCAGCGCGCCGCAGGTCAAGGCGCCGCTGTCGAGGTTGAGCGGACTGGCGCCGCCGTTGACCATGAAGCCCAACGTGCAGAAAGCGTCCTTGATGTCTGCCGTGTCGGCCGCTTGGACAACCGGCGTGGCGTTGAAGAAGCCCAGCTTTTGTGTTGTTGCGGTGCCGATCTTGGTGCCGGTGCTGGTTCCGACCGCAATGTCGGTTGCGTCGGCCAGCGT